ATACCGTACTGTGAGCGATGCGGAGCGCCGGGTCACGGAGGGCTGCATCATATCAAGTACCGCAGCCAAAGCGGGGATGACATTCGTGAAAATCTCATCCGGTTATGTTACCAGTGCCACTACGGCATCCACCATGCCAATTATGACAAGGCAGAGCTTATCGCAATCGTGGCCAAACGCGAGGGCAAGACCGCGGAAGAGGTTGCCCAAGCTATCGGCGTAGTCCTGTAGGAGGTGATCCAGCCATATCCCGCTGCAGCAACAGCGGTACACAAGCGGGAGGTGAGCGCCTGTGTGACTCTTGAAGAAATAGTCAGGCTGGTTAAGGAAGGGAAGTTTTACAGATCCAGCGCATGGGAGAAGAAGCGCCTGAAGATTCTTGAACGGGACAACTACGAGTGCCAGGTCTGCAAAGAAGAAGGCAGATTCGCTCCGGCCACAACGGTGCACCACCTCAAACACCTAGAGGATAGGCTGGACCTGGCGCTTGATGATGATAACCTTGTGAGCGTATGTGCTGCTTGCCATAACCGGGAGCATCCGGAGCGGTTCATTCACCGGATTGTGCAGCGCAAGAGAAACGAGTTGGCTGAGAGGTTCCCGGAGCGGTGGTAAGCCCAGCTACCCCCCGGTCTGAAAAATCGACTTGCAAAACGTTCGGGGGACCGGCGGGGGGTTTCTGCCAAAACAGATTTTTCGGCTTTTCACATGAGGCGGGGTGGCTTTAGAGCAATTTGCTAAGTTTTTGGGGGTGAGGGATGTGGCCAGGACAAAGAAGAGCGAACTTCGAGAGCAAATTAGGCAGGATTTGATCGACCAGCTGGAGCGCCAAGGGATTTACGGCCGGCATTACCTTGACCTCGTAGAGGACTACATGGCCCTATGGGACACCAAAAATGCGCTCATTTCGGATATCAAAAAGCGCGGTGTCATGATCAAGTACCAGAATGGCGAGAACCAATGGGGTTACAAGAAGAACGACAGCGTAGGAAACCTTGTTAAGGTAAATAAACAGATGCTGGAGCTACTGAGGGAGCTGGGATTGAGGGCTGCAGACTTCGAGGCTGATTCAGATGACGACGAGGAGATGTAGGCTATATATCGATGAGTACATGGAGGCTATCGAGAGTGGCGAGATACCAGCCTCTAGGCGGCTCCGGAAGGCCATGCCCTATATCAGGTCAAAACTGGACGCACCGGGAGTGTATATCGATGAGGAAAAGGCGAAAAAGGCCGTCGAGCTCATCGAGAAGTATTTCGAGATTAAGTTGGTGCCTTGGGAGCTCTTTATCATTGCCCTTGTTCACGCCTACCATGAAGACGGTACGCTGGTATTCACAGAGTTCTTCATCCTAGTGGGCCGGGGCAACGGGAAAAACAAATTCATCTCAGGATTGACCTGGTATCTGACTACGCACTACCACGGAATCCGGGGTTACAACATCGACATCATCGCCAACAGCCAGGAACAGGCCATGACTTCCTTCAATGACATCTACGAGGTGCTGGAGCTGACCTGGGCCAAGTCCAAAAAGTTCTTTTACAAGACCAAGCAGATGATTGTGAACCTCAAGACCAACAGCTACATCAAGTACAACACTTCCAACTCTAAGACTAAGGACGGCCGCCGCTCTGCCTGTCTGGTGTTTGATGAGGTTCATGAGTATGAGAACTGGGACCTTATCAACGTGTTCCGAAGCGGATTCGGAAAGCGAGAGCATTCCCGGATTTTCTACATCACCACCAATGGCTACGTCCGCGGTGGTGTTCTGGATGAGCTCCTGGAGCTGTCGGATAAGGTGCTGTCAGGGGAGATCACCACTCTACGATTCCTTCCTCTCATCTATGAGATTGATGAGGAGGAGGAGCGGGATGATCCGGCCATGTGGGTGAAGGCCAACCCTTCGCTGCCGTACTTCCCGACACTCAAGTTTCAGATGGAGCAGGAGTATGAACTGGCGAAGCACCAGCCGTCCATGGCCAGCGAGTTCATGACCAAGCGCATGAACCGCCCGGCGGTGGATTCTTACACCGTTGTGGCCCCATGGGAAAAGGTCGTGGCTACCAACCAGCCGATTCCTTGGGACAAGTTGAAAGGTCAAACCTGTATTGGGGCCTTTGACTATGCCCAGATTAACGACTTTGCTTCCTGCGGTTTGCTCTTCAAGTACAAGGGCAAGCGTTACTGGATAGAGCACACCTTTGTCTGCCACCTGGCGCTCAAGATGGAGAGCAGGAAAATCAAGTTTCCAGTAGAGGAGATGGCGCAGCAGGGGTTGATCACGATTGTCCATGGCGACATTATCACGCCGGAGCACATCGCCAACTGGTTCATTGAGCAGGCCCGGAAGTACCATATCATTGACATCGTGGCAGACCGATACCGGGCAGAGATAGTGAGAGACGCATTTCACAAGGCAGGTTTGCCGCTCACTATTGTCCCGGCGGGCCCTCCCACTCATGCGAAGATAGCACCATTGGTTACGACAATGTTTGCCGAAGAATCCATAGTCTTTGGCGATAACCCCACTATGCGCTGGTATGTCAGCAACACCTGCCAGGTGCTGGATGGCAAAGGGAATACAACCTATCACAAGATTGAGCCAAGAACCCGAAAGACTGACGGGTTCTTTGCTTTGATACATGCGCTGTCGAAAGACAGTGAGCTGAAAGACCCGGGCGATTTCAAGTTCCTGTCACTCGGCGTTTACACATACTAGAAAGGAGGGATTGCGGTGTGGGAATTCGACAGTGGTTCCTAGATTTGTTTGACAAGGAAGGCACGCTGAGTTTGAGTGCTGTGGTGGCCAGACTTGCCACAGAGGTCTACTACAAGGAGCTGGCCGTCCAAGCATGTGCTAACCTGATCGCCAAGACTCTGGCCCGGGCTGAGTTCAGAACCTTCCTGAAGGGCGAAGAGGTCCGAGAGGACATGTATTACCTGCTCAATATTGAGCCCAATCCCAACCAGAACGCCACAGATTTTTGGCGAGACGCGGTGTACAGGACTGTCACAAGGAACGAGGCCCTAATTATCATGGCTGACAATTACCTGCACCTGGCCGATTCCTGGAATGTCGTTCCGGGTGTATTTGTTGAGAACCTTTACACCGAAATTAGATTAGGCGAACTGAGAGAACCACTCAAACGGCGAGAAAGCGAAGTCTTGCATTTGCGAATGCATAACGAACAAGCGAAGCAGGTTATTGAGGGTCTGTACGACTCTTATAGCAAGCTCATCGCTGCAGCTCAGAAGCGTTATCGCAGAAATAGCTCCAAGCGGGGGTTCTTGGAGCTGGGGACCAATTACCCACAAACCGAGAAGGCCCAGGCGGATCTCAAGGATTTGCTGGAGAATAGGTTCAAAACCTTTTTCCGGCACGAAGATGACGCTGTTCTTCCTTTGACAGGTGGGGCCAAGTGGCAGGAGTTGGAGGCTACCGGGCCCGCAGCTAGAGGAACGGTTGAAGGGCGGGACATCCGGGGGTTCATTGACGACATCTTCGACTTCACAGCTATGGTCTTCCAGGTGCCGCCGCAGCTACTGCAAGGGAACGTGGCTGACACCCACGAGGTGATGAAGAACTTCTTGACGTTCTGCATCAACCCGCTGGCCGACATGATCGGCGATGAAATTAATCGTAAGATGTACGGAAAGAGGGACTTCAAGAAGCGCAGCTACGTCAAGGTGGACACTACGCACATCCGTGCCGTGGATATCAAAGATGTTGCTGGTGCTTTGGATATCCTCTTCCGAGTTGGTGCTTACACCATCGATGACTGCCTGAAGTACTTGGGCATGGAGCCCATTGGTGGTGAGGTTGGTCAACAGAGGTTTGTCACTAAGAACTATCAGCCAATTGAGACTGTTATCGATGGTGAAGGGGGTGAGCAGAATTGAACCGTTAGCCATAGATAGAACGCTTAACGAGAGGGGTGAGTCAATGAGAAAATACTGGCAACTTGAGGTAAAGGGCGCCGAGGCGTCCATTTTCATCTATGGCGACATCGTGTCTGAGCCGTGGAAGTGGTACGAGTCCGATGTAACCAGCTACGACCTGGTGAAGGAAATCGAAGGGCTTGATGTAGACGTGATCCACTGCTACATCAACTCCTACGGCGGCGAAGTGGCCGAGGGTCTAGCTATCTACAACGCCCTGAGACGACACAAGGCCAAGGTTCGGACGGTGTGCGATGGGTTTGCGTGCTCCGCTGCGTCTGTGGTGTTCATGGCCGGTGATGAGAGGGTGATGAGCAACGCTTCCCTGCTGATGATCCACAACGCCTGGCTGCTCACGGTTGGTGATCAGAACGGCCTCCGGAGGGATGCCGATGACCTCGAGGTGATTAATGCAGCCACCATCCAGGCATACCTCAACCACGTCAACATCTCAGAGGACAAGCTCAAGGAGATGATGGACGCCGAGACCTGGATCTCCGCTGCAGACGCACTGGAGATGGGTTTCTCGACCGAGGTGGTGAACCCGGCCACCACAGGTAAGGCCGCGGCGAGCTTGCGCCAGAAGATGGTGGACATAATCCTGAGTCGGCAGTCTCAGCGCAGCTCGCTGGATGTTGACGCATTGGCTGCTCGGTTGAAGGAGTTGATGGCGCAGGAGAAACCCGAGCCGGAACCTGAGTCCGACCCAGAACCCGAGCCAGAACCCGAGCCCGAGCCGCAGAGCAAGGGCTTGTTTGATTTCATGGCGGCTTTGGCCGCTAGACTAGAAGGAGATGAATGAATTGAAGAATCTGGACCTTTTGAAGCAACAGAAAGAGGAATGGATGGCCAAGATTCGCGAGGCCATCCAGGGCAATGACCCGGAGGCATTTAGTCAGGCCTTCGTCGAGTACAGCCAGACCATCCAGGAGGCGGTAATTGCGGAGGCCCGCGGTCTGGTGCAGGCGACTGACAACCAGATCCTGGCCGGACGCGGCGTGAGGGTTTTGACTAGCGAGGAACACACCTACTACCAGAAGCTCATCGAGGCCATGAGGTCTGACAACCCGAAGCAGGCGCTCAGCGGTTTCGATGCGGTGCTGCCCGAAACGATCATCAACACTGTATTCGACGACATCACCGAGGAGCACCCGCTCCTGTCGGAGATCAGGTTCGACAACGCTGCCGCACTAATCAAGTGGCTCTACTCTACCATGGACGGACGGTTCCTGGCATGGTGGGGCCCGCTCTGCGGCGAGATCAAGAA